GCCGCGGCCGCGCGGGTGGCGCCGCTCGGAACCCAGGTGATCTCGACCTCCGTGTGGGCGTTGGTGGCAATGAGCGAAGCATCGAATTTCCCAACGTCCTTGACGGTGTCCAGGTCGAATTTATGCCCCAGGTCCGCTCCCTCGAGGACAAATGTGGCATAGCCCAGCATGGTGATGGGCGTTCCGTCGTTGGTGATTCCGAACAGAATTCCGGTCCCGTTTTGTACGTCGCTGGCCATATTGAAGAGGGGGCGGAGTCAACGGCGCCAGCTAGGCGATGGCGCTGGGGGCAACGGAGAGGGTGAGGTTGATCCGGTCAATCCAGACGTCGCCCTCCTCCTCGATGCCGCACTCGACGGCGCCAATGGTCAGGCCAAAGACGGTGAAGTCGGCCAGGTCGGCATTGTTCGGGTCGCCGACGGCCAGGGTGTTCGCCGCGGCCGTGATGTCCGCGGCGAGCCTCTCGGCCGAGGAATCGATATGGGTGAAGAACAAGTCGAAGGTCGCCTGAACCCTGGCATCGCCGGCCAGGCGCGGGGCCTGGGCATTCTGGCCCACGTCCACCGCCCCCGGGTTGCGGACCTCGATAACCGCGGAGACCTCGTAGTCCGCGGCAAAGGGGGAGATTTGCGTGCCGCGGGTGGCGTGGCAGATGGTGACCGGGACGGTCTGCATCTGTAGGCTGCTCCGGAGCGGGAACGTGTCGGCGGCTGTCCCGGCGCCCTTGCTGATGATGTAGGCGGCCAGCGCCCGGTCGGTCTTGCTCAGAATGTTATGCCAGCCCATGCAAGGGGGCGGCTGGCAACGCGGGGCTCAATCCTTGCCGTCCAGGATGCCCTGTGTGGCTTCGGTGAGCTTGCGGTGGATATAATCGGCGGTATCCGCGGTTTCGTCGGCCACGGCGATTCTGAGGCCCTCGCCGCCCACCCGAAGGAGAGCACCGTTGAGGTCGCGCCTGGCACTGGCCAGGTTCACGATCTCGGCCGTGACGTCGAATCCCGCCGCGGCCGGCCGGCAGTCGCCCTTGGCGCGCCCGACCTGCTTGGCGGTGCGGTCGATCTCCGGAGCGCCCCTGCGGTCCGCCAGGGGGGCCAAGTTGTTGACGGAGGGCAGCCAGCCGGACTTGATGAAGCCGATGGACCTGGCGCGGGCGGAGAGCATCGAGCGGACAGCGCGGGCCATGTCCCGGCCGTAGAGGCCCTTCTCGCCGCGCCGGCCCTGGCGCTTATTGATGATGAGCGCCGCCAGCGGGGCGCTGTGCTCGCTGCCGGACACCAATTGCAGCTTGCTGCGGCGTTGGACCTTTCCGGACTTGGCGATGTACCGCACCGGGACCAGGCCGCCCAGGCTTAGCTTCATCTTGTAGCTGTCGGCCTTCTCGGTGAACCAGATGGCCTTGCGGGCGATGTAATAGGCCTTGGTATTGACCACCTGCTGGACCGTGCGCGAGGTCACCTGCAGGTAAAGGGCGACTGCCTCGCTCAGCTTCGCGACGTTGAGCTCAAGAATCTCATCGGCCATAAAATAGGAACAATTGTTCCGCTCAAGCGGTCAAGCGCCCTGGGCGACGTGGTTGCAGTTGAGCAGGAGTGCGACGCCGTAGAACTGGTCCACGCAGTCGATCTTAAGCCGATTAGGCGGCGAGCCGGGTCCGCTGACATAAATAATGGTCTGCTTGTCGGCCGGCTGAGCTCCGCCGGCGAACAGGCTGGCGCGGACCATGATTTGCACGTCGGCCGAGAGTTTGAACCCGCCCTCGGTCAGGAGCTGCTTGGAGAATTCCACGCCGCCGGCGCAGGGATAGGTCTGGCCGGCCCAGGTGACGGTGCCCTGGGTATCGAGCTCGAGGTCATAGATGGCGGCCAGGATTCCGTCCTGAAAGGGGCTGTTCATATCAGGTCATGTCGGCTTCAACAAAAATCCCCCAGCCGGCCGGCTGGGGGATGTCGCATTGGGGCCTCGAGGCAAATCGTCAATAGCCGGGCTTGAGCGAATAGCCGATCTGGCAATTCGTCATGTAACTGGCATTGGTGAACCACATGGGGGCGATGTAAGGATAGGCGCCCATGTCGATGTTGGTGGTCACGAGCACGGGCCCGTAATTCGTGAATATGCCGTTGTTGGTGGCGACGCTGGCGATCAAAACCGTGAACGGCGTGGTTTCCCAGTTGATGCCGTCTCTGGAGCGGGTCCAGGCCACAGCGACATTGCTGCCGTACTGGTTGGTGAGCGCCTGGGCCTGCAGAGTCAGGACAACCTGGCGCATGTTATAGAGAGGAACCGTTGTGATGTTGCTCCCGGTGATCCAATTCGTGTTGCCGATGATGTTTGTGTTCGGCAGAGAGGAGATGGTCTGGCCGCCAACGGAGCCTCCGTAAAATTGGGCATGGGCGGGCTGCGTGCTCATGGTGATGAGCGCGGCGAGGCCGATCACGACGGCGGCGCCCAGGGCGTAGCCCAGGACCTTTTTCGCGTCCGAGTTGAGCTTGGAAATGAGATTTCTCATAGTTGGTACAGTTTGAAAAATGGTGATCTTTGGTGCCGTCGTTACTTGCCTTTGCCTTTGCCTTTGCCTTTGGCCTTGGCCGAGTCTTCGGCTGTCTCAGCCTGCTCGCTTTCGGTCTCGGCCGGAATGGCCGCAATCGCCTCCGCGGGATGCAACAGATCCGCTTCGGCGAGCAGCTTGGCGGCCTGCTCGCGTTTGATCTGGGCCTTAATTTTGGCAGCGTTCTGCTCGGCTTCGGCGCGGTTTTCGGACGCTTTGGTCTGGGCCTCGATCATGAGCCGTTCATGGAGGGGATAACGGGTGCGGTTGGCCACCGGGTGCGAAAATTCCAACACCACTTCAGCTTCGCCAACGCTGATCACCGTCTGCATCGCTTTGGCCGATTGCGTCACGTCGGGTCCGTTGTAGAGGACCTCGCTATGGCCGTCCGGCCAGTCAGCGACCACGATGAAACGGTTGTGATTCACAGGTTTGGCGGTGGTGGTTATTGGATCAGGCTATCGGCCGCTGCGGACTATTGGCTGGCGATGAGCTGGAGGTTGTTAGTGTTGCCCTTGGCGACGCCATACATCCAGAGCAACATGCAGGTGATGGCCAGGCTCGGCATGGCGATGTACTCGACCACCATGACGGACAACCCGGTCCTGGGCTCGGTCACAATGCCAATGCGGCCGGGCAACGGGACGCCCTCCATTCCGGGAACGCTGCGGGGATCGCTCGGCACGCGCTGCGCATAGACCACCGAGTCCGGGGTGCCGCAAGCGCCGATGAGATTGATGCTGTTGGCGGGGATGCTGGGATATTCGTCGATGCCGAATCCGGCGACCTCGGGCATCTGGCCTCGGCTGATGGCGTCGCCATTCTGACCGTTATATAGAGCGGCCACGATGCGTTGATCGTTCAGCATGCTCGCGTAAACATCACAGTTGCCGGCAAACCAGCGCTTGAACTGGGGCACGCCCGCCTTGTTCAAAATGGCGCGTTGCTGCAGCAGAAACGTGTAATCCCAGCCGGCGCCTTGCTTTGTGAGGGTGTTGGTGGCGCTGTTGGCAACGGCATCGGCTCCGGTGCGGGTCGGGAAGTTCGTCGTGGTCCAAAGGGCCGCCACGGCGTCAACCATGTAGTTGGCCATGGCGGTCGCCATGGGCTCGGCAGCCTCGCGGATGAGGTCGCGGTTCGTGCCGGAATATTCAGCGGACGTAAAATCGTAGCGGAGCTGCTTGAAATTGTTGAGCGTCACGCTGACATCCACGTCGGCGCGGGCCACTGCGGCATCATTCAGGTTGCCCACGGTCGGGATCGCCAGGGTGCGCGTGATGACGGACTGATTATACTGCGCGATGGGCGAACCGTTCCGGTCGGTAAAACCCAGCGAGATCCGGTTCAGCAGCGGGCGTTTGGTGAACACCAACGAGAGCGCCTCCTGGACAATGGTCGCGGTGGCCAGCGTGCCGAGAGTGTTCACGCAGCACCGGGCCTGCGGGGCCGCAAGGGCGGTCTCAACTGAGAGCAGGAATACCAGGCCGAGAATCCAATGCCCCATTCCGGCCAATGCAAAGGAGAGGCCGAACGCGAGCGCCAGGATGAGTTTGTGCTGTCTATTCATGGTTCAAAAAAGTGGGTGAAGGTCGGGTTTGGTTAATCGGAGGTCGCTTAACTGGTCTGGGATTCGCCTGGTGTTTCTTAACCGTTGCGGGAATTCAGGATTTCCTCGGCATGCCCGGCCCAATATTCTCCGGCGGTTTTGGGGTTCTCGCCCAGCAGCCGTTGGTATTTTCGGAACGGAGTCTCGCCGCTCGCGGTGGGGCTCGTGACGGCCGCGGCGGGGACCTGGTCGGCCGGGAGGCCCTGGCTCGCGATGACCGCGTTGGCCTTGCCATTGGCGGCCGAGAGCTGCTCGGTGAGGCTCTTGACCTGGCCATCGAGCTCGTTTACTCGCTTGGTGGCAATGTCCAATTGCCCCTGCAGGGCAAGTTCGGCCGCCTTCGTGGTTTCGAGATCGGTGGTGAATTTGGCGATGGTCGCTCGCAGTCCCTCGAGCTCAGCGGCGGCCTTGAAATGCGCTTCGGCAGCAGTCTTGAAGCCGAGCATGGTCTTGATGAACTCTGATAGCTGCATACAAGGGGCGGCGCCAGTCAACGCGGACACCGGGCCATTGTAGAGATGCCAGTCGACTATTACGTCAACCAGACCGTCCAGCAGCTCGAGGTGCTTCTGGCCGCCGCTCAGCAACGCAAAGCCCGCGGTAACGTGATCGAGGCCATGGCCGCCGGAGTGCGAACCCGGCGCGAGTTCGCCTCGATGCGCGGTGTCGAAGATGAGATCTTCAATCTTCGCTACAGCCTTTTCCTGCGGAGCGCGAAAACGGACTCGCCCTACGCGAACCCGTGCCTGGAGCGAATCCGCCGCACGCGGGCCCGCTACACCTTTTCGTGATATCCGCCTCAGCGGCGGATTTGAACTCCACCTATGATCTCCCTCGACCCCATCCCCGGCCAGAAAGGCGTTCGGCGCACGTCCAGCATCCTCGGCCGTGACGGTCAGCCCCAGGGTTATTTCCTGTATCCCTCGCCCCGGTGGAACCTGCGCTCCTACAAGCCGCGTTATTGGCTCGGGGCGGACACCAAGACCAACGTCTCGGAGTACGACCGGTGGGAGTTGGTGAACTACAGCCGGCAGCTCTATGCGCAGATCGGCTATCTGTTCAGCGCGGTTGGCCAGAAAAACTCCTGGGCATTTGGCGATGCCTGGGACGCTCATTACATGGGCCGGAACAAGGCCTGGGGCCAGCGCGCCCAGGAATTCCTCAAATATCAGTTTTACCCGATGGCCAATGTCCGAGGCCCCCAGTATGACCTCAAGGCCAGCCTCCGGATTTCCGGCCAGATGTGGGACGTCGACGGCGACGATGCCATGCTGCTCACCCAGAGCGAAAAGGGGTTTCCCCAGCTCGCTTTCCTGCCCTCCACGCGCATCGGCATGCAGGCGACTGGGGCCCGCGGTCCCGCAGTGACCAAGCCCGGCGGAAGCACCATGGGCACGGTGAATGGCGGCCCATACGATGGCGCCAAGATCTTCGACGGCGTGATCTACAACCGGAACAATCGGATGATTGCGCTGCGCCTCTCCACCGAGGACGGGAACATCCAGGACGTCAGCAGCTATAACTGCGAGATCGCCTACGAACCGGATTGGCATGATCAAGGCCGGGGAATCCCCCGGATCGCGGTCAGCCTCCTCCGCTGGATGAACGTCCAGGACATCGATGAATTCATCCAGCGCGGCATGAAGCGCGCGGCCTCGATCGGCCTGAAGGTTAAAACCGTGGATGGAGAGGCCGGCATGGGCAATGAGGTCATTACCCAGGAGGCGGACCCCAATGCGCCGGCCGGCAGCAACGCCCAGGTGGCCTATGAGGAAATCGAAGGCGGCGAGATGTGGTACCTGCGCGCAGGCCAGGGCGAGGACATCGATGCCGTGAATTACGCGAATCCTCATCCGAACAGCGAGGCGTTCATTGCTCGGATCATCCACGAGGCGATCTGCAGCGTCGGCTGGCTTTATGAGCTGCTCGATGTGGGCAAAACCGGCAGGGCCCCGACGCGCCTGGCGTGCGACGTCGGCAATCAGCATATCTGGGCCCGCCAGGCGACCGGTTACCGGCGATGGAAACGCGCCATCAGCTACGCCATCGCCAAGGCAATGAAAGAGGGGCTGCTGCCCCGCAATGAGGATGGGATGGACCCCTACCTCTGGGAGCCGGGCCTGCCCAAGCAACTCTCGGTCGACGCCGGCAACGAAGAGCAGGCGGACCGCGAGAACCTCAAGCTGGGCACCACCAGCAAATCGATCATCGCCCAAAAGAAGGGCTACCACCGCCAGGAAATCGAGGCGCAGCGCATGCAGGAAATCCGCGACCTGGTCGCCATGGCCAAGCAGATCAACCAGGAGAGTCCGGAGGTACCGTTCGAAAAGGCCATGGAGCTGCTCGAGCAACGCAGTCCCAATCCCCTGCCCATGGCGCCGGCCGGCCGCCCCCAACCCGCCGGCGAAGAAAAAGAAGACTGAGTCCCCACTACTATCCATTTGGATACCCCCCTATGAAGTATCACCAGATTCTCGCCGCGCTCTCCGGACCACTGCTGATTACGCCGGAGTCCCATGCCTCGATCTTCAAACTGTTCACGGACCATGCCCGGCTCAGCCCCGCTGAGTTTCAGGCCACGCGCGAGGGCGTGGATTTTTGCGGCGAGGCCGTTGAGCTGCCGCAGATGGAGATCATTGATGGGGTCGCGCATATCCCGATTGGCGGCCCGCTCGGCCGAGGCCTCGGCAAATTCGAGAAGGGCGCCGGCGCCGACGACTATGGAGATATCGCCGATGAGGTTGGCCAGGCCGATGGTGACGATTCGGTCGCCGGGATCCTTCTCGATATCGATTCCCCTGGCGGCATGTTCTCCGGCCTGCCGGAGTTGAGCGACCAGATCGCCCGCGTCGAGAAGCCGATTTACGCCTATTCGGCTGGCCTGATGTGCAGCGCGGCCTATTGGATCGGCGCCTCCTGCGACATGATTTTCTGCACCAAGACCGCCACGATCGGCAACGTGGGCGTCTATTGCGCGTACCTCGACCAGAGCAAGGCCTATGAGGACGCCGGCTATAAGGTCGATCTCTTCACCAGCGGCAAATACAAGGGCGCAGGCTACCCGGGTACGTCGCTCACCAAAGATCACCGGCAGATGCTCACCGATGAGATCAAGGAAATGGCCGAGATGTTTTATGAGCACGTCCTGGCAAACCGGTCGGACGTGGTGCCTGCCGATATGCAAGGCCAGGCGTTCCTCGGAGTCCGCGCGGAAGCGGCCGGATTTGCGGACAAGGTAGTGGCCGGCAAAGACGAAGTCGTTTCTCTTCTCACCGGCGTCTAGCCGGCTTCCGGCGTCATTGCCTTCTCGGAGGCCTCGCCCTGGGTTTCGACCTGGTCGCTGCCAATAATGCCCATGATGGCCTCGACCGCCATCAGCATCGCGCCGATGTCCCACCGATGGTTTGGCCGCGTTTCGGCGACCGGGAGCCAGATGTTGATCTTGCGGCCTCCGCGGTAAAGCTCAGCGCGCTTTTCGCTGCGCATCTGCGCGAAATAGGAATTCTGGTCGGTTGAAGGCAGAGTATCCGGCAGCGTGAGAAACTTGGGCACGCCCGGGTCCTGGTCGCGCCTGGCGCGCAGGAGGTCTTTGCAATGGAGGTTGCTCCATTCATACCATGGCGCCCGCGGCAGCCGCAGGGACGTGCCCACGCTCACATCGTAAAACTTGCGAGCCGAATAGATGCGGTGTTCCACGGTACCGGTCTTGGGGTTTTCGTGGCGGAACAGTTCCTGGCCTGATCCTTTCAGGCCTGTCCAGCAGAGCCAAATCTTGCGCATGCCGGCCCCGACCTTCAGCGTGCCCTGGTGCCCATGCTGCACGCAGGCGCGCAGGACCTCCGTCATGCGATAGCCGCAGTCCAGGAAGACGCGCTGGTGCGGAATGTTCCAGCGCTTTTGCATCGCCTCGATCTCCGCGAAGCTGGCCGGCTCCGATCGCTCGAGCTCGCGTGACTCGCCCGACCGGGACAGCGCAAAGGCCGTGGCGTAGAACTTTTTGAGATCGCGCTGGCAGTCCACCATGAGCACGCGGAAGGCCTCCTCGCTCCAATCCGCCTTCACATCGTACTCCTCCCGGGTGAGCACGCGGAACTCGCCCTCGAGGAGATCGTTCCAGGCCAGGCCGCGGTCCTTCTGGTAATACTCCTGCAGGGGCAGCCGATAGCCCTGCTCTTCCGCGGAGACTTTTGCCCGGAGGTACTTTATGACCAGGTCGCCGAACGGAATCCGCATCGATGCTTCCGCCGGCCAATGAAAAGCCATGGCGCGCGCCGGCGTCGGCGCCGCGGGCTTGACCGGGTCGCAGCCGATCGGCAGGTGCAGGTAGGAATCGTTGAGCCGGCGGCGGACCTCCGGGGTGTCCTCGATGCGCGCATCGCAATAATAGCAGCGATGGTGCGCGGTCTTTGCCACGGCCTCATAGTTCCATTTGCCGTTCGGCCTCGTCGCGTCGTCCGTCACCCAGGATAGGCCGCCATAGGTCCCGCGCATTTTCTCGATCGGAAAATCATCCGGCCGCTGCCGGCTGAGTTCGAAGGTCTGGTACCGCCCGCACTCCGGACAGGCGTAATGCAAATCGAGATCGAGGCAGCCTTTGTGCTCACGATCATGATCGTCATTCTCCCAGCCCCCCTGCCCTAGCAGGAGGATCTTGCAGGTGTCGCGGAATTGCTTGGTGCGGTCCATCGCCTGGCGGATGAGCCCGTCCCAGGCATGCAGCCAGGTCTCATCGACGATCACGTAGCGCCAGGAGAGCGATTGAACATTGCCCGGATTGAGTCCCGCCATCACCACCTTCATGTGTCGGAACCTGAGCGCGGTCTTGGTCTTGTCGTGGCGATCGACATCATCGAGGAGGCCGGCGATCTCCGGAACGGAGCGCACCAGGTTGAGACAGCGCTCCGCATAGATCTTCGCCTTGGCATCATCCTCGAGAAGCCAGAGCACATCGCCAGGATCGTGTTCGATCCAATAGGGCACGCAGATGTCGGCGACCAGGCTCTTGCAGGTCTGGACGGCCGCGCGGATGGAGATCAGGCGCGTGTAGGGATTGCGGATCGCCTCGAGCGGCCCCACCAATTGGCGAAGCGTCTCGATGCAGAATGGACCTTTGACCGCATAGCCGGACTGCAGATCCAGCTTGCGGGCGTAATCATAGATCTGACCGCGAAACGGCGGTGAGTAGGCAGGCTCGATGCAATCGGCCAGGTAGCCGTTTAGCTTTGCTCGATCCATTTGCGCACGCCCTCGGTGAAGGCCCTGCAGATCTCATCGGTCGCCCGCTTCATCATCGAGAGAATCTCCTCCGTGGTTTTGCCGGCGAGGTTGGTCGCCAGCTCGTTCTCAAGCTTGAACTGCAGCGTGGCCTTCTGGTGCAGCGCCACGTTGCGCAGCGCCGGGCCGATCTCCTCGGCCTTCACATATTGGCCGCGCAAGATGGCGAGTTCCTCCTCGAGCTTTTCGCGCTTGGCGACCGCGAGCTTGCGCTGTTCGATCGCCAGCGAATCATCCTTCTTGTGGAGCAGCTCATTTAGGTACCTGAACAGTCCAGCGATCGTCGGCTCCCGCTGGTACCACCCGCGGACCGGTGGAGGAAAATATCCCAGCTCTGCGAGCTGTCGGTGCCGGCGGTCGGTAAGCCCGGTCCAGGCGCGGAGCTGCTCGGCCCGCACCAGGTCCTGGCCGGCCGCCGGCGTCGCGGCCGCGGGCGAGGCCTCGACAATCGGAGCGACCTGGTCGGCCTTTTTTAGGGGGCGTATTTTCGAGGGCGCCCTGGCCGCCGGCGCCTTGCGCCGTTGAGGCTTGCTGGCTCGGGGATGCTTCTGCTTTTGTCGGGGCTCTCGCACAATAAGCGGTGGCCGTCATCAGGTTTCAGGAACGGAATTCCACCGGCCAGGAGCTCCGCGCTTTGCTCATCGAGCACGCCGGCGTGCGCTCTTACCCAGCCCTCGAATTCCGGCCGGACGATTCCCAGCCGCTGCCAATGTCGGCCGCGCCAGGCCATGAGCCAGAAGTGGCCGAAGTAACTGCGCAGCCGGAAGATCTCGCGGTTGCGAAAATAGACCAGGTCCACTGCCCTGCCGATGGCGCTGCCTTTTCCCATCGGCTGGTTCCAGCCCTCCATTTCATCCTGAGCGACCAGGCGCAGCCGCCGGCCGCGCGTCGTTTCGATCGGCTCAATCGTCAGGCTCCCTCCGACAATCTTGAAACTGCAACGCGGATTTCCGGAGGCCCTCATAGGCCCCCAGGGCGCGCTTGGTCACCTGTTTCGGCCAAAAACCGCTCAAGAGATTCCTTACCGGGGGTGGCCGGCGCCGCGCTTCGTCGAGCCTGGGGGATGAGTATCATATGTGCTTATCCGTATCAGTAAACTTATCTGGCCATAGTTCGCGGGCGATGGGGAACAATTGTTCCCTGAACTTGTCCACCCCTTCAGATGGCCACTGGGCCACCGGGAATTTAGTAACGTAACCTACTACCTTCGATAAGCGCCCAATGGCCTCCAGGTAGCTTGGCCACCGTTTGGGTTCCTGCCGCTCTTCCTCGCCTTCCATGCCGCAGATGGCCAGGAGGCTGCGCAAGCTCTGCGCCTCGTCGACGCTGGCACCATTGGCCACGCTGCGAGCCAGAGCCATGTAGCGCTCTGCTCTACGTTCCGAAACCATTGGGCAAGTCACGCGCAGTTGATTCAGCCAGGTCCCGTGCCGGCATCGGCTCTTCATCTCGATCAGGTCCTGGCCCTGCAGCAGCACTTCCCTGAGCGTGTCGTTGACCTTCTCGATCGCCAGTTTGCGCAGCGCCTCGATGTCCTTCTCTCGTTCGTTAATGCGCCGCGCCAATATCGTGAGATCGTTCATTGATTGTGCCTCATGTGAGGGGTTCGAATGTTTGGGAAGCGCCGCTTGAAGTCATCCACCCAGCGCCCTAGCGATTGTTTTTTTTTGCCGAAGCCGCGAGCCAACTCGCTCAATTGCATTGGGCGCAGCTCCTTTAGGAATACCCAGCAGATCACCATCGAGCGGAGCTGCAGCCCGTCCGGATTTTTCATGCCATCCTGCCAGACCCAGTTGAGCAGCAATCGGAGCATGAGCACGGCGCCGTTCACCTGCTCCTGGGTGAGCTCGTTTTGTTCCTCATCACCAGCGAACCCGAAGACAGCCTGGTCGACGGCATCGTAATCGAATTGGCAGACCGGAACCGGATGATCCGAGTACTCATAGCCCAATCCATCTGAGCGCGGCGCTTTCACGCGCGAGGCACATCGGGCGATGTGCTCTGGGGGATGTAGTCGATCTGGAAGAATTCATCGCGGACGATTTTAAGGCCGATCTTCTCGAGCTGCGCCGGCGGGAGCTTTGCAGTGCCTGGCTTTTCCTCTTTGGTGTGTTCCAGCAGCTTCCGCTTGTCTATTTCCGGTTCTTTACGGATGTACTGTGCCCACATGGACACGGGCCCGAAGGCTAATAGCTTCTGCAGTGCCTTCTCCCAGGTTGCGCCGGCGCGCAGTGCGAGCTTGGATGGGCCCATTCGATATTTGAGCGTGCCGGCGGTGAACTCCGTGAATTGAGAGTCGCCGAATTCCTCGGCCCGGTTCTCATCCGCCCAGGCCCGGAGCCTGGCCTCGCCATTATCTATCGAGCGCTGCAGGTTCTCGATCGATTCCTTGTAGTCCTCCCGCACTTCGATGAGCCGCTGATCCCGCAGCGCGAGCGTCTTCTTGAGCAGGGCGACCAGGCGCGCATTGCCGGCAATAACCTCGCCAGCCTGTTCTCGGGATTTGATGGGCAGAAGCTTTTCCATGGGCGCCAGCTTGCGCTTGTCCATGGACCTCCGGTAGTCGTCCTTTGGTAGTCATCCTTTCGGATGACTGGAATTTATGAGCCGATTTGCTAGCGTTGCCGCATGTTAAGCGAGTGCGCCCCATTCCATCTCAGCGACCGGGAAAGGGAAATAGTGAGAGCACGTTCGCGCGGCCTGGCAATCAAACAGGTTGCCGACGAATTGGGGATTAGCTCAAACACGGTCAAAACCCACCTCCATCGAGTCTTTCTCAAGCTCGATATCGAGTGCTCCCTCGAGCTGCTTCATCGCATGCAGCCCGAAGCTTGTGAGAATTGCCGCTTAGCCATCCGCGCCGCCAATACCAGGCGCGTCCGCAAGATGGAAAAGCTCACCATGGTGGCCTAGCCGTCCTGGGGCACTTACCCTATGGTTTGCTGATGGGCTCTTGGGTATGATGTGCTGGTGAAAACGGCGAGACCGGGAAACTTCTCTGCAGTCACCCTCAAATCAAATCTCCCAGAGCTCAAGGATTATGCCTCGCCTCCGCCGGAGGCCGAAGATCAGGAATGTCTGGACCTGATAATGTCCCGCCATCAATTGTTCCGCCATCCCGCGGCTAAAAGGGCGCGCCTGTTGCGCATTGGGCAAGAGGGATCGCGCAGCATTAACGCCGATGCTCGGCCAGGTCCTGCGGCGGAATCCCATTGAGGACTGGGTGGATGAAGAGTTTAAGCGGCCCGTTGCGCTTTGGTTGCAGCACCCAGAAAACCTTCCCGCAACTGCAGCGGACGATATCGTAATGCCTCAGATATTGCCCGCCCCGTTGCCCGCAGAACCCGCAGGTATGGCTGATGTAGATGCCATCGCGCGCGGCCTCCGACGCCGCGGCCGCCGGCCGCGGTAGTTCACGGGCCTTCTCGGGCAGCATCCGACCGCCGCAGATGAACCCGCCTCCGCCGCCCTCGAGCTTGAATGGCTGGCAATTCATCGCGCCACCTCCAGGCAGAATTCCATGCCGATCCCAAGTTTGAGGTCCGATCTGATCATTACCTCGAGTTCGGCGATCTCCACCTGCTTTCTCTGATACGTCCTGCATTCCTCGGTGACGCTCTTTATGGCGTGCACCGCGGCGCTGTGGTCCCGGCGGAACATCCTCCCGATTTGGCGCATGCTGAGGCCGCAGAATCGCCTCAGGAGGTCCATCGCCACCCAGCGCGGCCATGTGACCTCCCAATGCCGGTCAGGCGCAGCCAGGCGGCAAAGCGTGACGCTGTAGCGGTCGCAGACCAAGGTCAGGATCCCGCCGGCGACCACCATTTCCCGGCGACTGAAACCACGCATTGCGGTTTGGCGTTGCATGGCGATTTCTCCTTAGTCGCCGAACGGCTCCGGGCCAGCGGCAACTTCCCCCCAGCTCGAGACCCCCGCCGTCCTGGCAAGCTCCGTCATGAGCCATCCAGGCCGGTTCCGGAACGGATAGCCCGTCCTGGCCCGGTGCAGGGCCTCGGAGACGCTTTCCTCGATGACTGCGGTTTGGATGTTGCGGATCACCCGCGTCACCCACATCGGGGCGCTGCGGGCGATGTCATCATCCCCCACAAACTCGCCGATGCGCCGAAGCAGACGCCGCTCTTCCGGCCAGGTCACCGGCCTCGAGCGCCAACCGCGTTTGGCTTGCCCTCCCGCTCTCGTTCCCGATTCAGGAACGGTCGTTCCCGATTCGGGAACCGCTTCTTGCTCGTTTAAACGTTGTAACGTTTCAACGTTTAAACGACCTAAGAGGGGGGTGTGGGGGGAGATTCCGCATCCCGTTCCCGATTCGGGAACGCGCGTTCCCGAATCGGGTACAGCCGTTCCCGATTCGGGAACGGACTCCAAAACTTGACCGGCCGCCCCGGTCCTGCAACGATCCGCGCCGCCGGCGGATGGACCACTCACATGGACCGACCCACCGGCGTGCGCGTTTGTTTGCTGTGGCAGTATTTGCCCGTCCACGGTCCCGGCGTCCCGGTCCCGTGTCTCAAGGCTTGAATACCCGGTCTGGGACGCTCCCAGGCCGTTTGCCGCCGAAATATTACCCCGGACCCTCTCCCCGTCAACTAAGTCGAACCTGCCCTCTCTGGACGCCACGAAGACGTCAAGGAGCGCCTCGTCCAGTCGCGGGCCATCCACGTCCAACTCTCCCTGCTCCGCCACCCAATCGGACTGCACGCGCAGCGCTACGCGCCAATCCCCGAAATTGACGTTGATGGCGTACCACGATTCGGGACGCTCCCAAATCACCAGCCGCGCCTTCAATCCGTCAATCACCTGACTCACGTTGCTGGTGCTGATGCGAGTCCAAGCCGCCAGCAAATCATACTTTCGGCCCGTCTTGGGCCGCGGGATGTAAGCCCGCGTTCGGGCCCGACCAAAGCTCTCCTTGGCCAGCAGCGCCAAGATCAGCCCCTCCCGCTTTCCAAAATCCCGCTCGGTCACCTGGTCCAAAACCGCCAACCGCGCGTAGGCGAACTCCTGCTCCGAGGGCCGTCTAATAGGGCAATTGTCTTGAATTGGGCTCATTCTGGGGATAAGGTTGGGGCGGCAAATGGGTTTGCTATTTTCACAGCCGGCGCGAGTGCGCCGGCCCTTCTTTTAGGGGATGATGATCCGAGTTCTCGGGTCCCGTGGGTGATCTTCCTCTGGCCCCCAGCCGGCCTCCATGAGAGCCTTCAGCGGCCCGCGTTTGGCCACGACATCGGCAATCTCCCGCGCCATTCCCTCCATCAAATCCCGCGTCTGCCCCTGGAACTCAGGATGCCTGCAGGCCAATTGAATCACGGCCACCAGGCTGAAAGCCACTGGCACCGGCAGGTTAAACTTCACCGTCCTGGTCGCGTTGATCCTGAGCTGATTCAGCGCTTTGTCGTAGCAAACCGAGCAAAATCCAGGCTTCACCCAGCGGCACGCCACTCCATCAGTTACGCAGGCTCGATCCTCCGTGCAGCCGCAGGCCTTGCAGGTTTGTTCGCTCATCGCCAGCCCTCCTGCCGGCTCTTGTGCAGCCGGCCTTCGCGCTCGAGCTCATCCTCGATGCCGTCCAGACACCGCAACATCTTTGCCAGCGATCCCTTTATTACGCTGGTCGCCGTCCCGATCTTCTCCTCGAGCTCCCGCGCCGCGTCACGCGCCCGGCCCAGGCTCGCGCTGATCTCCTCTTCCTGCGCCTTCTGCCTGGCCGTGGAACGGCCGTTGCCATCCTTGTTGGGGTAAAAAACCTTCGCCTTGGCCCATCGCTCAGCGACGGCCTTGGCGTTGGCTTCCCGTGGGTCGGCAGGCTTCGGCGGAGACAACTGCTGCCGGTCTATCACTTCCCGCGTCCAAGCGCAGATCTTCTCGGCAATCTTCATCTGCTGTTTGGAACTCACGATGTCTATCCGCATCCGCTCGCGGACCTCTTCGTCCAGCTTCACGGCAGCGCTATGGATGGCCTGCTCTCGGCTCTCCGCATCAAAGCCTTCGCGCATTAGCTCGCCGCCGGACTTCAGAGGCCGGCCTACCATGATTTGCCAATAGGACCCATGCGCCCAAAGATTCTTTCCCACCTGCAGAACCAGAATCTTCGCTTGGGCATCGCGATGCTGCCAGACGATCTCCTCCGGCAGGGACCTGTCGTATTTTCCCGTCCAGTCCGGCTTAGGCCACTTGTTGACCTGACCCTGCCCTGCGTCCTCCGCCTTCGGCTTGCGCCGGTCCACCGCCTCCTGCACGTGCTTGGCGGTCACCGCGCCGGCCGGGGCGGCCGCCACGGCCTCCTGCCAGGCCTCGGCCCGTTGCTCCTTGGGCAGCGTCGTGAGCGGCCTGGCCTGGCTCTCCGTCGCCGGCAGCGTGGAACAATTGTTCCCCTGCAGCTCGTGGACCACGTCGCTGGCCGCGCAAATCTGCCGGGCCCGCCTGGCCGTCATGTTCCAGCGCTCCCGGCAATACTGCTCAAAGGAGCAGTATTTCGCCCGGTAGAGCTTCCGGTCCCGGATTTCCAGCAGCGCCTCAGCCGTGTCGATGAACGTTTCCAGGCCCTTCTTGACGCGATGCTCCAGGCCTGTCAGGTCATGCTCCTCGATGAGGCTCAGCGGGCCAAAGGTGCCAATGATCTGGTCAATCGCGCCGCCGGCTCCGGCAGGGCCTTTCCCAGCGAAAGTCTCAAGCGCTCTCATCGGTGCCTCCTGACTTCCCCTATATCTCGATGATGATGCCGCCGTGGCGGCCGCCCCATCCACACCGCGACCAGGTAGACCGCCGCCAGACAGCATAGGACAAACAGCGAGGTCCCGAGAATCACATCCCAGCCGTCTCCGATCAAACCGAGGCCCGCCACCGCGCCCAGACAACCGTGCCCTGCGTCCGTCCTCAGCTCCGTCTGCTCGTTCCAATCGGCCACGATCGCGAGCAAATCATCCGAGGCCTGCGTCTGCCGGCCGCAGTCGCACACCACGCGCTGGACGTGGTAGCCGCCGGAGTGCTCCTCGCGCACCATCGGTTCGCGGCCGCACACACAGCGCGCCATTACCTCCGCCAAATTGTGAGTTGAACGTGCCATATTTGGCCTTTCTCATTATGCCGCCGCCGCGTGCTCCGCTCCCAAACGGCGCCGCAGGGTGGAGATCTTGTCGGTGAGGATTTTGACCATCATGTGATTCCCGTCATCCTTTGCCGAGACCAGGTCCTTCTCAGCCTTGTCCAATTTCTGCTGATCATCCAGTTCATCTAGGCCGGGGATTGCAAGCCGACCGCCGTTCCTGGCGGGCTTCGTGGGCGGTATCACAACGGCGTGTTTGCCTTCGGCACGCACGTAGGCTCCGAACGCCACCTTGCGGATCGCTCCCTTTTTCATCAGCCGCCACATCAAGCTCGATGCCGCCGACCGACTCCCACCGATGAGCTTTGCGAGCTCCGCTGCTCCGAACGGTTCTCCCAGCGATTTGATCGCGTCAATCGCTGTTCCGGCCATGTCTGCTTTCCTTCCCTTCCCTTTAGCGCTTTTTGCGTGTTTCGCGGGCAACTGTCTGGGCCTCGTTTCTACCAGGACCTCCGGCGGTCCAACCGGGTCAGGTCCAGAGATCGCGGTCGCTGTGGCGACCAGACTGCGATCCCTGCCCCAGAATTCCAGGCGCTGGATCATGTCCTGCAGATCGATGACACGAGCCTTGAGCTCGTCGATGGTGAGTTGCACATGCACGTTCATTTTGGGTTTTGGGTTTGCTGTCATCCGCGAGCGTCATGCCCGCGGGAAAGTGAGTCAGTAGACTTGGCGCAACATTAGGTCGTGATGCCTCCTAATTGCTCGCTGGGCGCGCCACAGCAGCTTGCGCTGCTGAGACGTCAGCTTGAGAAGATCTCCAATGGTCGCCTGGGCTAACCGCAGGTCTGCGCCCATCACGATTACCTCACCGCAGACAACGCAGAGCGTGAGGCAGCCTGGTGTCGGCTTTGATTCGCCCTCAAGACACATCGCGTGGTCCGTGCGATAGCCGCAGGACGGGCATTGAGACGGCGGCATTGTGAACGAGATGGTGGACATGCCCTCAGTTCATGCCCCAGGCGGCCAGGGCACAGAGCTCATTGGTCAGTTTTATACCTGACCGCACCACAGACAGAATCTGCCAGGGCATCGGCCGGGCGAACGTCGCCACCTTGTTAACGTGTCCATGGACCCACAGGTTGAGTCCCTGTTGCATTGGATACAGCCGCAGAGTGCAGGCACACGGCTTTTGGGGCTTTGGGTTTACGTTCATCATACGGGTTAACCTCCCTGGGTCAGTGTGAGCTGCCCCTGCGGATTCAGCAGCGCCTCGAGCCGGGCGAGCCGGAGCTCAATCGCGGCCATGGCCTCCGCAGAGGCAAACGCAGCGGACGAAGCGAGGTTTAGGTCCGCCGATTGTGTGGACTCCCCGCCCCGCTCGCTGCGTTTGCCCCTGCGCTCGGCGACAAATGACCGCCACTGGCCCCGCACCGTCTCGCGGTCCGCGCCGATCACGCCGCGAGTGTTCCCTACCCTGCCGCCCATCACCGCCGCCAGTACCGCCTCCTCGTCCACCAGGATGGCCCGGCCCAGGCGGAAGTGGGTCAGCCGAGGTGGCTCCTCGTGAATCCAGCGGTGCACCGTCTTGGGGTGCACCCGGAAAAACGCGGCCACGTCCTGGAGGGTTCCGTTCATTGGCAGCTCAGGGAAACGATTTCCGAGCCAGCGGCGACGTAACGCCGTGCGCCGGGGGCAGGACTGGTGTGGAGTCCTCCGGCGCACGGCTCGCCTCTGCAGCCGCCGGGGATTTTAGAGCGGGCCCGGCGGAAATTGATTCTGACCCTCTGACTTCTGACTTCTGACCTCTGCCTTCTCTCCCCTGCCCATCCATCACCATCCGGGCAAATCGTTCGAACTCCTGCGGGCTGATGAGCCAGGCGTCATTGATGGATGTCGGCAGCACTACCAGGTTCCTCCCGAAATTCCCGCGAGTCCCGATGTCGCACGTCCCATCACCAGCCAGAAAATCGTAGAGCACCTGCGCGTCGATAGTTCGCAGGTGCCGGCCGTGTATGATTGGAAGGCTCACGGCAACACCTCCACGCGCAGATCCGAGCGATAGTCGAACAGCCCGTAGCAGGTGGCGAGGACGAGAGCCCGCACGCTCTTGTGGTGCCCGCAAATGCCGCCGCCGTGAGAGACCTCGTAAAAAATGTAGCCCTTGGCCTCTTTGTGGATCCGCCAGCATTGGTAATAAGGCTCCTGGCCGGGCCTGAGCTGGTTTCCATGACGATCAGTGGGCCTGGTGGAACGGCAAAGGATCCGATTCGCGTTCGCATTCGATAGCCATCTCCCCCCCTCAACACGCACGTGCACCTTGATCTGGATGGGAGCGGCCGGCTCGATCGACGCGTTCACGGAACGGGCCGCCGCGTTCACGGGAGCCGGCGGTTCGTTCACCGGACACAGGGACGGAACTACCTCACTGGTAGCATTCATTGGGTTTGCTGGGATGCGGCAGCGTCAGGCTGCCTGGGTTTCCGGCTTGCGGAACATTTCCTCAACGCGAGTAATACCGCGCTCGATGGACATCCTCATGATGTCCGCATCGCTCAGCCGGGCCTGATCAGAGAGCTTCCGGATCCGCGCGTGCATATCAACAGGAACCCGAAGGGGTATCACAAGCGCCCCCTCGGTTTTGATTCGTTTTCTGCTCATGGTTGTGATGGTATAATAGTTGTATACCATCGTCAACATAAAACTTGCAAAAAAAAGCGAAGGGCGTAAAACGGTACCGTGAAACAAAACCGCGTCCCCTATTCGAAGCCAATTCCCGTGAAGCTTCCGCCGGATCTGCTTAAGAGAATCGACGCTGTTTCTAAAGGGATTGGAGAACCTCGCAGCACTGTGATGAGGATGGCCATGAACATTGGCATTGGGAGTTTGGAGGCCGCGATTGAAGCATCGCCCCGAAACTTATCCAGCCTGGGCATCCGGCCGCAAGCCACGGAAGGCAAGGCTGGTTTGCCAATATCATACCCTTCCCCGGCGGGTCAATCGAGCCAGGCCGCCGAAGCACCAAAGGAGGCAGCGTCCCCGGTCGGCCGAAAGAAAAAGGCCGCATAATCTCATTGCAACAATTTTTCCCCGGGTTTCCATCATGAAAACAGAAGCTCCTATCCAATGCCGTTGCAACGTCTGCAGCGGACTCATCGAATTCGAACCAGGCCGCGCGGGCGAGACTATCTCCTGTCCTCTTTGTTCGATGGACACCATCCTTTATGCGACTCCCCGAAATGAGCCGCCACCGCCTCCGGAAAATCCACCGCCGCAAATTCGAACCTATCCGAGTAGATCTAAGTATTGCACCCAATGCGGAGCGGTTGGAAGGCCGCAATGGAATACGCAAGGCAGCTTCGGAATCGAGTTGATCCTTTGGCTGATGTTCATTGTCCCAGGTCTGATCTACAGCATCTGGAGATTATCCAGCCAGCGCTATACCTGCCCGGTCTGCGGCGGATCATCGATTATCCCCCTGGACTCCCCCATCGCTCGCAAGGCACTAGGATTGTAGATAGCCCCCTTCTCCCCATGAACAAACCCATTGCCACACCGCGCTTCATCGTCGACACCACCGGCCGACAGCCGCGCGTCACCGTCGACGGCGGCGACCGAGTTCCCGCTCCGCGCGACGCCAATCCTCCCAAGGAGGTCAAGGTGGGCTCCGCCGTGGTGCTCATTTACGGCCGCGCACCCGGGCCATACACCGTCGCCTGGCGCGATTCCGCCGACGGCCCGCGCCGGCGCACCACGCGATCGGACTGGAAATCGGCTGAAAAATGCGCGAAGGACCAGGCGACCAAGTTGGCCAACATCCGGACGGCCGCCAGCCAGGTCACCGAGGCCGACTGGGCAAGCTACACCCGCTGCCTGGAACTGCTCTATCCCCTTGGCGAACCGATCGAGCTCGCGGTGGCCAAGTATGTGCAGATGCGCCTCGCGCTCAAAGATGTTTCGCCGGAGGACTGCGTGAAGCATTACCTCGACGCCCACCCGGCCGGCTACAAGCCGCGGCCGCTCCCAAAGCTCGTGGACCTCTACGTTGCCTCCCGCGAGCGCTCGATCAAGCACACCAGCTACGTCACGCTCTCCACCGCGCTCATCGAGTTTGCCAAGCAGTTCACCTGCCCGCTGCACATGGTCACCGCCGGCCAGATCAACTCCTGGGTCGCGGGCCTGGCCCTGGCCCCGCGCACCAAAGACAATTACCGCGCCAAGGTGGTGCAGCTCTGCCGCTGGGCCCTGCGCAACGGCCATGTGCCCAAGACATGGGACGAAGTTGAGCGCATCGAGCGGATCAAGGTTCCCCAGACCGATACCCAGATTCTGCGGCCGGCCCAGTTTGCCGCGATGCTCAACGCCCGCCAGACGGCCGAGCAATGCGGCCGCGCGCACGCGAGCTTGATCCCCTTCCTCTGCATCCAGGGCTTCGCCGGCGTCCGGCACATCGAGGTTGTGCGCCTCGACTGGCGCGACGTCCATCTGGGCGAGAGCTACATCTACATTTCCAAGGGCATCGCCAAGACCGGCCGAGACCGCACGGTGCCGATCAGCGAGAACCTGGCCGCCTGGCTGCGCTCCTACGCGCGCGAGAATGGGCCGGTGGTGAAGATGCACCAGGTGAGCGGCGCCATCACCAAGATCAAGAAAGCCGCGGGGATCCCCTCCGGCGAGAACGAGACCCACAATGTCCTCCGGAAATCCTACATCTCCTATCGCAAGGCGGTCACCCAGAACATCGCCCAGGTAGCCGAAGAGGCCGGCAACTCCCCGCAGGTAATCAAGCAGTACTACAGCCGCCCGCTCCCCGCCGCCGAGGGCAAGCGCTGGTTTGCGATCTGGCCCCACAGCGCCGACATCATCCAGCTCCCCCTCTTCGCCGCCGCGGCCGGGCGCTGAGCTATACGTGCCCCAGGCTTAAGCGTGCCGTCTTTCATGTGCTGCGCGGAACAATTGTTCCCCTTTCAGCGAGGTCCGGATCGGGATCGACGGCAGGGTCGAACTCACCAGGCCCCAACGGGAGTATGCGATGGCCCTTGCCCATGGGAGACTCCTGGCGGACCCCGCCATCCTGGCTAAACTGCGAGCGCTGCAGGCCGAGGCGACGGTTGAGGTTTTGCGCGCTGTCGAGGCGAGTTTTACGCTGAGCGCTACAGGTGCATAGCCTCTGTCGCTTTAGCCCCTCCGGGTCCCCTGCCCCGACCGCCCCTGCCCTTTCCTGTCATTTTCTGTCACGATTTTTGGGCGACCCTCATTCCGACTCGGTAAAACTGGTGCGCGATACAGGGTTCGAATCCCTGGCGCGACCCTTTTTCAGAGCATCAAAACCCCTCGATCCCATCGGTGGATTGGGGGCGTCGACGGGGTCCGACAGAGAGGGGTCAGAGGATGGCGCATCCTCATAGATGGACACTGAGGCGCAAAAAGTTGTCATGATTTGTCACGAATTGCCCGTGTGGATTCCACGTGGAACTTCGGGCGGCTGTCGTGACAGAGTTGTCACGAGTGTGAAATAAGGGTCACCGACCGGGCTTGTTGGACAGAGGATTATTCCCCCCAGGAATATCTTACTACCGGCAATATACTACCGCTCAACACTGCTCGCCGCTGGCGGCTGGGAAGGCGATTGAAGGGCACAGCGGGTGGCGACAGCGGGAGCCGCGACCGGCCGCTCCTGGGGCATCCAGGCAGCGGGGGCGGTGACGCTTACCGGCGGCCGGGGCATGTCATGGATGGCGACCAGGCCGCAAGCCAGGCGCGGGGAATTTCTGCCGTATCGAGGGTTCATTGGGTCCAAACCGGTTTGGCCTGGCGGGCCCAGCGCTGCATGGTGGCGAAATACGCCAGGTGCTGGGCGTCCATGATGCACGTGCCGCCGTTCCCAACGCGGGTCAATCCGGCGTCGGGGACCAGGCGCGGGTTGAACCGGGCGCCGTAGATGGTGATGAGCCCGTTGTAACGGTCGCTGGCATGCAGCGTGATGATGGCTTGGTGGTCGACGGTCAGGCCGATGATACCGCTGTTCTGGTTGGTGCCGTCCCAGCTTGCCTGGGTCTCGCCGGCGAGCTTGGGGGCGACGGTGCTGGTGCAGCCACACAGGCCGACCGCCACAATCACCACCACGGCGGTCACCAGCAGGAGGCAAAACAGGATTGTGGTCTTGCGGTCGGCTTTATTCGGCAAGCTCATTTCGAACCTCCTCGATGTCGCCCTTGGCGATCGCCGCGTTGGTCTTGGCCAGGGCCTGGGCCTCGGTCTTGGCCTCCGCGGCCTGCTCCATCGGAGCCGTGTTTTTCAAGTCGGTGCGCTTGCTCGCGTAGCCAAAGATTTCCTTGGTCGCGGCAAACGCATTCGAAATGAGGGCGATGACGCCCATTGCCGATGGGTGTCAGCTCAAAAAGCTGACAGACTTTTAGGAGATGCGCTCCGGCGGTTGCGTCTCTTCCATGGCGCCGAAGGCATCCTCAGCGTGGTAGAGCTCACCGACCGTGACGCATGTATTTGCGACCGCGCCGGGCATAATGACAGCCATGCTGCAGTTGCAGGTGGTATAATCCGCATTCAGCGAATGGATCACACCGATCTCCAGCTTCGGCGGATATCCGAACTTGCCGATGACTGGGTCGCCGCTCTTTGCCTCTCTGCCGTTTTTGTAGTGCATGGTGATTACGGATTCTGGATAGCCAGCGCGGAATGAATTCCCTGCTGGACGGCCGTCAAGCCGGAGGCCAGCCAGGCCACCTTGTCGATGCCCTTGGAAACAGCGGTGCCTTCGGTCGCGGCGTAGACATCCAGGATGTCGCCAATCGCGGATTTGATGAGGGTGTCGTTGTTTCCCGGAATGTGAACCACGTTAAGCGCCCCCTCCAGAGTCTTGGTGTCGTACGATCCGGAATCGAGCGCGGCACTGAGCGCCACGTCGGCCGCCTGGAAGTACTGCACCGTGCTCGCGTTCTTCTGCATGATGATGACGGCCGTGGTCTTGACCGAGACCTTGAGGCCGGCCGCGACCAGGTCGAGGGCGTTCTGGTCCACGGTGTATGTCGTGGTGCTCACCGGTGCGCCGGTCGGGCCCTGCGTGGTGACGGTGGATTTGGTGCAGCCGGACCAGGCCGCGGTGCATGCGACCAGGGCGACGCTCAGGATGGTGATGGACCAAAGGGATTTGTATCGGGGTGTCATATCAGGATTGGGCTGGGAGGGGTGATTGTTTGAGGTACGCCGCGGCGAGCTTCACTCCGGAGAGCACGGCGAACACCGCGACCGTTCCGAGCGTGCGGACCAGGTCCTTGCCCAGGTTGAACTTGTCCGGGGCCATGACGATGAGAACCAGCCCGGCCTCGAGGGCGCCCGCAGCGCCGCCGATGAAGGCAGCACCCAGACCGTGGACCCAGGCTATTTTGCCGGTGCTCATGAGCGCGCTTTCCGCGCATCGCGCCGCCACCGCCAGATTGTATAGGCGATGGTTGTCAAGATGAGCAAGATCTGGAGGATTACCTCGAGCCCGACCAGGTTCACGAACGCGAGGCAGGCGCCGGTGGGAACGACGGTCTGAAGCGTATCCCTCATACGTTCATCGGTGAATGTGGTCAGCTCGTTCACTGGAAACCGCGCGGAGTCAACGCGCCGCGCGGCGTTGTCCTAGTCTATTGCTGCAGGCACGCGCGGATGCTGAATGTGCCGCCGGCCGTGCTGCTCAGATAGAGCGATGTGACGTCCGCGCTATGAATCGCGCCGACTGCAGTCGCCGCCGCATTGGTCGGGAAAAAAAGTGGCACACCTGCGACGAGCGTGATGGTATCCGCGGGTGACCCGCTCGAGTTGGTTTTGATCGTGCAGTCGCCGGTGCATGAGAGGCATAGCGACTTTATCTGCGATCGGACCAGCGTATATACAACCTGGACATTGGTCGCGCCCGGCGAGAGCGCAGTATCGTTATTCGCTTCGCCGTTTCCGGTGACAGCGACCTGCAGGCTAAACTGGCCGCCGCTCGTAATGTAGGACTGATTATAGGAGTGTAGCATAATCTTATGGCTGGGTGCTGGCGTAGATCTGCTGAAGCACCGG